CGGCGTGACCGTGATCGTGGCCACGCCGCCCGGCACCACGTCCACCGCCAGGGTGGCGCTCAGCGCGCCGTCGGTGACGGTGACGACCGCGGAGCCCGGCAGGCCGGCCACCAGGAGCGCCGACTGCGTGTCCGCGCTCACCTGGAGCGTCGCCACCGTCGCCTGGTCGACGGTCCACGTCAGGGTGTCCTGGAGCGCGACGCCCTTGGCGTCCGCCTCCGCGACGGTGAGGGTGACCTGCTCGTTGTCGTGCAGCTGCATCGTTCCTCCGGTGGGGGTGGGCGTTCCGGTTGGCTGACCGGTCGCCTGGCTCACGACCGTCCCCGGCGTCACGACCAGGAACGCGGGGCCCACGAGCCACGCGAACAGGGCCTGAGCCGTGGCGGTCACGCGCGCGGCGTCCGCCTCGCCCAGCGGGCTCAGCAGGTCCACCGCGGCGGCCAGGGCGAGGCGGCGCGACGGCGTCGCGTCGACGAAGGTCACGGGTCGGTCCCCTCTCGCTCGTCGGCCACGGCCAGCGTACCGTGGCGCCCACCCGGCCGCCACCGCGTCGCCCCTACGGCTCCGCCACCCGCGTCACCCGCGACCGCAGGTCCCCGGGGTCCACTCGCACCGGCTCGCCCTGCCACGGCCCGTCGTCGCAGCGCCACACCTCCAGGTCCTCCAGGCTCGCCCGGCGGCTCAGCCACAGCACGAGCTCGTGCTTCACCGTGAACCCCGCCACCGGCGCGCCCCGCCCGCCGTCCAGGACCACCCACACCGCGCTCGCCCGCGCCATCACCGCTCCTCCCACCAGCGCAGCCGCGCCACCTGCCGCAGGATCGCCTCGGCCAGCGCCTCGCCGTCGGCCGCGGTCAGGTACAGCTCGGTGTCGGCCCCGGCCTGGGGCAGGTCGAACGCCAGGACGCGGATCAGCCGGTCCATCGGGCTGCTCGCGACGTCGAGGTCCCGGCCGTCGCTCGTCGCCCGCAGCTCGGGGTCGCTGCTGTACGTGCTCACTCGCCCTCCGTCTCGCGTCGGAACCGCGCCCAACCCGCGGCCGCGCTCGCCAGGTACAGCGCCTCACCCAGCTGCCTGGCCTGCAGGCTCGTCAGCGTCACGCGCTCCGTGGCCCCACCGAGCAGGTCCAGCAGTACCTCGTCGTCCCCGTTCACGACCTCGGCGCGCACGTCCAGGCGCCCGCTCAGGGACGGCGGCAGAACCTGGCTCTCCCAGTTGCCCATCAGCTCTCCTTCCTCTCGGTTGGGCCCCACGGCGTGAACCGCTCGCACGGGCACGGCACCACGACGCCCAGCGACCGCCTGGGATCACGGACCCGCTTCACCGTCGCCCGGCACGCCACCTCGTTCCCACTGATCGGGTGGCGGTGCGCCTGCCGGAGGTGCCCGCACGCGCACTCGTCCTTGGGGTCGCCACTCGTCACCTCATCGCCCTCCTCAGTCGCCACCTTGGCTGGTCGCCAGCCGCGCCTCGCGCGCCAGGGCCAGCCACGCCGTCGCGGTCGCCACGCGCAGCTCGTTCAGCCGCGCGTCGGGGTCGCTGACCACGTAGCCGCGGCGCAGGCGGTCCGTCACCGTGGCCAGCAGCTCGCGCGCCGCGGCCACCGGGTCGGTCACGGCAGGACCTCCGGCCCCGTCTCGAACCGGACCGCCTCCAGGACCTCCACGCCCTCATCGCTCTCCACGGCGTCGGTTACGGCGTCGCACAGGCCGTCCCGCGCGCCGTGGCTGAGCCTCTCGTTCACCACGAGGCTCAGCGTGTAGCGGTACCTCATCTCGGCTCCTCTCCCTCGTTCCTCGTTCGCGGCTTCACCTCGACGACGTCGTCGGGGTCCATCGCCCCTGGCTTGAACCCCTCGGTCCGGGGCAGCTGGGGGTGCGTCTCGGCCTCGTGGAACCCGTCGAGCCACGGCCACCGTGGGTCGCTCACCCGGCCTCACCGAGCCACGTCGGCTCCCGCAGGGTCACGGCCACGCACTCGTCCACGAGGTCCCGGGGCCGCGTCAGGAGCCGCGCCGCCTCAACCAGGTCCACGAGCGGCGCGAGCTCATCCACCAGGGCGCGGTCCCAGCTCGGCCCGCGCGTCCCCGTGATCGGTGACGGACCCGTTGGCTTGCCCGCGCCGTGGCCCCACGGCGGCGCTCGCAGCGAGCCGGCGCGGCGCGCCTCGCGCGCGTCCTCGAGCCACCACGTGAGGACGCGCGCCGCGGCCCCGTTCCAGGTCGGGCCGTTCACGGCAGCACCGGCAGCGCCAGCCACGCGGCGAGGTCCGCCGGCGGGATCGACGTGATCCCCCACGGCAGCCCGTCCGGTGACGGCACCGCCGCCACGTACCCGCACAGCTGTACCGGGGTCCGACGGTGCGCCGCCACCTCGCTCCGCGGGTCCGCGCCCGACCCCAGGACCACGCACTCCGCGCACCGCAGGTCCGCCGACCGGAAGAAGGTCCCGCCGGGGCGGAAGATCCGCACGCCCCGCGCCCCGCACCGCGCGCACGTGTAGGGGTGCCTCCCGTCGCTCACTCGCGCCACCCCCGCGTCCGCTCCTCGTCGGCGCGCGCCGCCTCGGCGGTGCACGGCTCGCACTCCCGGCTCTTCGTGCTCAGGCCCGTCGCCTGGCCGCGCGTCGTGGCCCAGGTCACGCGGCCGCCCCGGACCTGACGGTACAGGGTCAGGTCGTGCCCGCACTCGAGCGTCTCCACGACGGTCTGGTTGCCCACGTTCTGGTTCACCACGCGGCGGTAGACGGTCACGTCGGCTCACCCAGCTCCCGAATCGCGAGCCGCACCAGGCGGTCCGCCTCGTCCTCGTCGACGTCCGCCAGGTCACCGTCATCGTCGGTCTCACCGCGAACGAGGCCGGCCGCCCACAGCGACCCGTGAAGGTCGAGCTCCCAGTTGCTGTCCCCGAACGGGCGCTTCGGGGAGAAGCCCTCGTTCTCGTCCCACAGCGTCCACAGCAGCGCCACCAGGTACCCGCGCACCGTCGTCGCGCCGCCGATCCCGGCCGCGCGCTCGTCGAGGGGCGCGGCGAGGACCCGCCGGGCCAGCTCACGCTCGTCCTCGGTCGGCGTCACCGTCGGCTCCACTTCCGTCTTCGATTCCGCTTCCACTTCCGCCTCCACCTTCGTCTCCGTCACCGGGTCACCACCGTCAGGGGAAGGAACGTGCGGCCGGGCACGTCCCGGTTGAACGAGCACCGCGGCGACAGGCCGTCCGCCACGACCGCGCGGCCCTCGACGTCGTCCACGGCGCGGCCGTACCACGGGAAGTCCCGGCACACCGGGGGCCGCGCCTCGTGCGCCCCGCAGAGCCGCGCCGCCGGGTCGAACGCGTCGCACCGCACCTCGTACCCGACCGTCACCTCGCCAGCCTCGCCCTCCCGGACGAGGCTGGCCGTGGTCGTCCAGTGCGCGAGCATGAACTCGCAGTTCTCGCGGGCCTCGGGGCTCAGGTCCGGCTCGGCGAGCCGACGCGGTGCGTACGTCTCCACGTGGAAGCTCACGGTCACGGGGTCGCAGCAGTCCCCGCAGCGGGCGCACTCGGTCTCACCGCTAGAGCTCAAGGAGCCGTACCTCCACGCAGCGCAGGTGCGGCAGGTTGACGTGGACGACGTCACCGCTGCCGAGCTGAAACGACGTCGGCGTTCCCGCGCCCACCGCCCACTCGTTCACGTCCTGCTCCGGGAACGCCGCCTCGAGCTCCGCGAGCCGCGCCCGGAGCCGGCCGACGGTCAGGTACGGCGCGTCGGGTGCGCTCACCGGTTCCACCCCGGCCGCCGCTCGATCGACCAGATCAGGCGGTTCGGGTCCCGGCTCGGCCACGCGGTGTAGAGCCCGTCCGTGCGGCCCTCCACCTCGAGGTCCTCCCCGGACCACACGCGCTCCTCACCGTGCCACGGCCCGTCCTGGCAGCGCAGGATTCGGGTTCCGTCCCAGGCGCCGCTCACGGCGCGTCCCCGGGCTCGGGCTCGAGCGGCCCACCCGGCACTAGGCCGCGCTGAACCTCCCGGAGCGCGAGGGCCTCGAGCGCCGCGCGTCGGCCCGTCACGAGCTCCGCGGCCTCCACCTGCGCCAGCCACAGGTACCCCCGGGCGGCCTCGATCCGCAGCTCGGTGCCGCGCTGCTGCTCGGCGGTCGTGAACCCACCGTGAAGCCGGCTCACCGCCTCGTCCAGCAGCTCTCGCGCGGCGCGGCTCGCGCCCTGGCTCATCAGCCCGCTCACTCGTCCTCCTCGGTGCTCTCGTTCCCGGTGTCTCGACGACGACCGCGGTTGGCCCACGCGATTGCCCACGCCACGCCGATGATCGTGAGCGCCCACTCGCCGTCATCGACGACGGCCGGCCAGCTCACTTGCCACCGCTCAGCTTGTTCTTGGCCTTGCCGGCCAGGTGCTTGGCGTTGTGCACGACCACGCGGGTCACGCCCTTGGCCTTACCGACCTTGCCGTTCTCGCTGCTCTCGCTCTGCTTCGTCACGTCGTCTCCCTCGTCTCGTTGGTTTCGATCTCGTCTCTGGACCGCAGCCACTGGTAGTAGGTGCGGATCGCGTTCACGCCCTGGGGCGCGTCGTGCAGCTCGCGGTGCATCAGCTCGCGCAGCTCCGCGTGGCGGCCCGCCCGCAGCAGCTTGAGCCGCGGCGGCAGCTGCTCCTCGGGCCACGGGTGGTTGCTCTCGCAGGTTCCGCACCAGTACTCGCGGCCGCCGCTGAACGCCGCGTACGTCACGTCCGCGCCGCCGCAAACCTCACACCGCTCCAGGGTCACCGGTCGGCTCCTCCTCATCCGGGGCGGCGTACCACCGCAGCAGCTCGACGGCGGCCTCGCCGGTCGCGTCGGTCAGGGCGCGCTCCAGGGCGCTTAGCCCGTATGCCTGGCTCTCCCCCAGCGGCGGCAGCACCCCGCTGAACCAGCCACCGCACCACGTGCAGAACCCGGCACCGTTGCGGTAGTGCCGGCGCTCGAACGGCCCGTGGCTCGGGTGTGCGCGGCACGTGACCATCGCCTGGTACCGCGCCCAGCACTCGTCCTCCGCGGCGGCGAGCGTCGCGCCCTCGCCGCGCAGGAACGTTCCCGGGCCCGGTCCCGCCGGCGGGGACGCCTCCACGAACGAGGTGCGGTACGAGCCCGTGCTCGCGAGCACGAGGCCACGCTCGCCGCCCTGCAGGAACGTGCCCTCGGGCCAGGGGTGCCGCGCGGCCGCGGCCGTGTGCTTGATCAGCACGCTCAGCGCCGCCCCTCGTCCTCGCTCGGCTGATGTATGAAGGACCACTCCAGGACCGCCTCACCGCGGGTCGTCTCGCGCAGCTCGTACCGGAACGTCGTCCACCCGGGAACCACGAGGGACGTCTCGCCCGCCGCGAGCAGGCGGCGCTCACCGTGGTGCGGGCCGCCCACGCACCGCGCGCTACGCAGGTTCCGGGAGGCCGTCTCGATTCGGGCCCGGTGGTGCCTCGTCACGGTGCCTCCTCCTCCTCGTGCAGCGACGCCTCGGCCCGTGCCTCGAGGTGAACCCCGAGCCAGCCGAGCTCCTCGCGGTTCAGGAGCCGCAGCGCGGCTCCCGCGGCGTGGTACAGGTGGTTCTCCACCTCGTGGTCGGAGCCGTTCAGCCACGCGGCGAGCGCCGCGACGGCGCGGTCGTGCACGCTCGTCGGCCACGCCGCCCGAAGTGCCTCAGCCGCCACGTAGCGGTAGAACTCGGTGGATGCGGTCGGCTCCACCTCGGCGTTGGGTCCGTGACAGCGCCGCACCGCCTCGGTCGCGCGCTCCAACTGAGCGTCGGTCATCGTGCCTTACCCTCTCGCTCCGCCTTAAGCTCACGCAGCTCCCGGGTCAGCTCCGCGTGGCTGCGCCGCTCCTCGCGGACTCGCTCGCCGTACCGCGCCCAGCCCCGGTTCAGCTCGCGGCACGTGTCGAGCGCCTCCCGAAGCTCCGCAACCAGGCCACGCAGCTCCTCGTGGCTGAGGTCCTCAACCCCGACCTCGAGCAGCTCGGCCTCGCGACGCGCGGCCGGTCCGTCCCCGCCGTCCCCGAGAAGCGTCGTGATCGCGTCGTAGCACTGCCGAAGCCGCTCGTCCCGCTCGAGCAGGTTCGCGCGCAGCTCCAGGGCCGCGCGGCGAAGGTCGCTGGGGTGCGCCACCACGCGCAGGCCGAGCGCGTTCCCGGTCGCGGCGAGCGCACTGCGGGTGTCGCGCAACGCCTGGTCGCGCTTGCCGAGCGCGTGGTTCCGCTGGCGTCGCCAGTACGTGCTGCGGCGCGCCATGCCCCGCAGCAGCTGGCTGAGGATCGCGGTCTCCGCGCTCACTCGTTCTCTCCCCTCGTTCCGTTCCGCTTGCCGCGTCCCAGGAACTGGAACGCGACGCTCACCGGCCAACCGGCGCTCATCAGGACCAGCATCCCCACCACGATGGTGCGGCCGACCCACCGCGGCAGCGGCAGGGCGTCGACCGTGTTCAGCAGGTTCGAGAGCTGGCCCGGCTCCTGCGCCACGTAGACGACCCGCGACGCGAGGTAGCCGATCGCACCGGCGACGTACGCCCACACCAGGATCACGGCAGCCGCCGGGGCGGGGTCAGCTCGGACCCGCAGACCGGGCAGATCGACACGTAGAGGGCGCTCGGCGCGGTTCGCAGGGGCGGCTTGCCGGGCTCTCGAACCCGGTTCAGCAGCCACACGACGTCCCGGTTGTACGCGTCGACCAGCTCCGCCTCGGTCGCGTAGCCGTGACGGCAGCTCGGGCAGCGCACCCCGTCCGAGCCGAGCGGCTCGTGAACGCCGTGGGCGAGGCACGCGTCGCCCGTTGAGCCACCGTCCTCGCGGGTCACGTCGCCCACTCCCCACGCCAGCCGGGGATCACGCTGCGGTA